AATCGACCATGCAGGGCGAGAGCGGCACCTACTTCAAAGAGCTCTGCGACCAAGCCCGGCGCGGCGAGGTGGCCTACGATTTTCTGTTCGTGTCGTGGACGGACGACCCGCAGTATCGCCTCGCACCTCGATCGGACGCCCCGCTCACAAGCTACGAGCCGGAGGACGTCGAGCAATTCGTCGCCGAGTGGGGCGAGTACCACGAGTTTCTGTGGCACCACGGCTGCACGCTCGAGCAAATCAACTGGTACATGCGGCAGCAGACAAAACCGGGCTACATTGTCGAGCCGTGGCGCCTCAAGGAGGAGTTTCCGACGACGCCCGAGGAGGCGTTTCAGGTGGGGCAGGATCGCGTCATTCCGTCCAGCTACGTCGAGGCCGCGCGGCAGACGTGCAAGGAGCCGATCGCCCGGGGCGAGCTGCGGGGCGCTGCGCAGACGGGGCCGGACGCCATGCAGGACATTCACTTTGAAAACACCCCGCGCGGGAAGCTCAAAATCTGGAGGCGGCCGCACGACACGTATGCCGGCCTCTTGGGCCGCTACGTCGGCGAGAACGAGCGCATCAAAAACCGATACGTCATGGCCTCCGACGTCGGCCCGGGGCAGAGCTCGGGCGCTGACTATCACGATACGGTCGTGATCGACCGGGCCCCACTCCTCTTCGGCGGGCATCCGGAGCTGGCCGCCGAGTACCACGGGCACGAGGACGTCGATCTCTATGCGTGGGGCATGGCCCGCCTCGCGACGTGGTACGACCGCGCCTATTGGGCGATCGAGATTAACTCCCTCCAGAGCGAGCGGCGCCCGGAGGACCGCAGCTCCGACCACGGCCTCACCGTCGTCGATACGATTAAGGATTTTTACGCCAACCTGTACCACCGCAAGGTGTACGACGCCACGATCGGCGAGGAGACGCGCAAGGCCGGGTGGCACATGAACAAGCAGACGAAAGGCCTTGCCGTGTCGGCCTTGACCGCTCATCTGCGCGGCGCGAAGCAGCTCCTCGAGGACAGCGAGGCGGAGCAAGCCTACGTGGAACGCTGTCACGCAGCGACGCAGGAGATGGATACGTTCCTTAGCATCAAGGGGAAGATGCGGGCCGCCGACGGCAAGAAAGACGATCGCGTTGATACGCGGGCGATCGCGTGCCGGCTCATGGAGAAGATGGGCCCGGTAAAGGTCGTCGCCAGCACCGACCGCCGCCGCCGGCAGATGGTCGGCGGAGCCACGCATATATAACCGATTTGCTTATCATGTCCGACCGTCCCCCACCTCCTACCGCTCCGCTCGACGCTCTCAGCGCCGAGGAGCGGCAGACGCTCACGCAGCTGGTCCGCATGGTGAAGAGCGGCGAGCTGGAGAGCATCCTCATCGAGAACCACGAAAAGACCGGCCGCCTCGCCGTGACGTGGAGCAAACACGGCGGCGGCTTCCTCTGTCATTGACCCCGGCCCCATGAACCTACGCGACTACCCGAAAGACCTTGGCACCTACGACTACCCAAGCCCCGCCAGTATTGACACGGCGGGGTGCCACATCAAGTGGCGATGGGCCGCCGACTGTCCGCACCCGGTCGATCCCGAGGAGCGGCCGGCCGCCTGCCCGGGGAGCTGGCTGTTTCGGCAGATTGTGATTACCGCGCAGGGAAAACACACCTTAGCGTCGTTCGGGCAGCAGGTTACAATTCAGATTGACCTCAAGGGGTTGGGCGGCATTCAAACGGAGTGGTGGGACCGCCCCGAGGACGGGGCCCGCATCATCGAACAGCCCATTTTTAGCCTTAACTGAGGCCAGAGCGGCGTGAAACTTGCATTTAAGGGAACGTGCGCCCTTGTTTGAAGGGTGCGGCACCAACGACGGTGTCGCTCGGAAGTGTGAAGTGGACGGGGTGGCGGCCCCGATAGCTTAGACGCACCGCCTCTCACTGGTGAACCGACCGTGGGCCCCGTGCCACGCCCGCCGGAGCGGAGCGCGCGAGGGCCAAGGAAGCAGAATCCGGCAGACATACTCAGACTGTGCCATCGAGGCGCACAGCACATGCCTGGGACCGATCCGGTCCCGATCCCTCCCCGGGCCTGTGTTGTGCGCCCTTTTTTTGTACGAACCCCCATTTCTTATGCCCTCCGTTGCGCGGCCGTCCGCAGCGTCCAAGGATGAGAGCATCCGGTTTCGGCCCGAGGAGCCGGATACGGACTCCCTGCAAGGGGGGCTCATGGAGAACGGTCGGCTTGCCAGCACCGAGCGCAGCGTGGACGTCCTTGAGGAGGCCCGATCGGCGTGGAACGCCCTGCAAAATGACCGGAAGCGTCGCCGACGAAACCGGAATTACCTCATGGGCCTCCAGTGGCAGGACGAGGTCGAGACGGAGGACGGGTTCAAGACGGAGCGGGAGGTCATTGAGGACCAGGGCCGGGAGGCGTGGAAGATGAACCACATCCGCCCGATCATTCGCAACCTCAAGGGCCAGCTGCGGCAGAACCAGAGCGACCGGCAGGTCTTCGCCGTCAATCGCGAGGACAACCGGGCCGCCGAAGTCATGACGCATGTGCTGCGCGAGGCCCGCCGGATCAACGCGATGGAATCCATCGAGGCCGATCAGTTCATCGAGCACCTCCTCGCCGGGAAGTCCGCGTTTCACGTCGGGTACAAGTACTGGCCGAAGTACGACCGCCCGGAGGTGAGCATCCGGAAGGTGAACATGCTCCGGTTCTTCTACAATCCCGACGCCGACGATCGCCGGGGCCACGACCTTCGGATCGTGGGCGAGATCCACGACATGAGCCTCGACGACATTGTGACCTCGTTCGCGCCCCGCGATCGGGAGTATGGCGAGGCCATTCGCGAGTACTACGGCGACGTCAAATCCGAGACGTTCGAGATGCGCGAGGCGTTCGGGTTTCAGGACGGCCTCAGCTTCGACACGCCGCTCGACTCCGATTTGCACCGCGTGATCGAAGTGTGGCGCCGCCGATCGAAGATGGTCCGCAAGGTGCACGACCCCGAGGCCGGCCGGACCGTGCAGGCCGAGCTTCCCGACGCGCGGATCGAGCAGGAAAACCGGGCCCGCCGACAGCGCGGGATGGAGGAGCTCCGCGTCATGGATCGCCGCGAGAACGTGTGGGTGGGTTACTTTCTCACACCCACCGGGGAGATTCTATGGGCCGGCGAAACCCCCTACGACCATCAGGAGCACCCCTATGCCTTCGGATGGGCCGACATGATCGACGGGGAATCGCGGGGGCTCCTCAGCGACTTGATCGACCAGCAGCGGCTTTACAACCGCATGATTCAGGTCATGGACCTCGGAATGAGCACCTCGGCCCGAGGCGTGCTGATGATCCCCGAGGAGCGGATTCCGGAGGGCATGAGCGTGAACGACTTCGCCGAGGAGTACACGAAGGTCAACGGCGTGGTGGTCTACAAGGCACGGACCGAGGACGGCGGGCAGATCGACCCGCGCCTCAAGCCGGAGCAGGTCTACAACCAGAGCATCCCGACCGGCGCGTTCGAGTGGCTTGCGCAGATGCGCGAAGACATGGAGAGCTCGTCCGGCGTGACGGGCCCCGTCATGGGTGAGAGCCCCGACAGCGGGACGCCGGCCGCGCTCTACAACGCGCAGATTACCCAATCGAATACGACGACGCTCGACCTTTTCGAGACGTATTTCGAGGTGCTCCGTGACCTCGACGTCAAGACGGTACAGGTGGCCGCACAGTTTTACGACGACGACCGGCCGGTTCGCACCAACGAGAACGACATCCTCCGCTTCACGAGCGACGAGGTGCGCGACGTGCAGTTCGACGCAACCGTCGCACAGGTGGCCGACACGGCGACCTACCGGCAGCTCTACGAGCGGGATCTTCAAGAGATGCGTGCGGCCGGCGAGATCACGTTCCGCCAGTACCTCGAAATGTCGAGCCACCCGAAGGCCGACCAGCTGATCGAGCTCATCGAACGGACGAACCCGCTCGTCAAGGGCGAGACGCGCCCGCAGCAGGGCACCGGCGACCCCGAGACGCAGCAGGCCCTCGAGGTAGCCGCGCAGGGCTCGCAGGCCGCCACGCAGCGCAACCTACGCGCACAGCTGTTACAGGCCGCCGAGAATGGCGACCGAGACGCCGCCGCACTCCTTTCACAGGCCGCTTAATCAGAGCACAGTCTTATGCCATCCGTCATTAGCGAATCGGAGTACGAAGAGAAGTCCAGCGCCGAGGCCGAGGGCGAGGGCCAACCCACGCAATCTGAGCCGCAGGGCGACCCGAACGTCTTGCAGGGGCAGTCTGTCGAGCCGGAAGCGACCGGCGACCCGTTCGGCGGGATGTTTCCCGAGGGGGTCGATACCCTCGAGGGCGAGATCGAGATGCTCGCGGACGGCTCGTTTGCGGGTCAAGGCTCGGAGGCCGAGGGCGAGGACACCAACACGGCCGGGGAGCAGGCCGACGACAAATCGGACGCCGACACCGGCACCTCGGACTCCGAGGAGGGGCACGCCGACTGGCTCTCGGAGGTGAACGAGAAGACCGGTCTGGCCGCAGACAACAAGGACGAGTTCGTCAATGAGGTGCGCCGTCTCAAGACGGAGCGCGAGGGCATCGAGCAGTTCGACCAGCTCCTCGACGAGGCGCCCGAGCTGGCCGGACTCATCGAGCAGGTCGCCAACGGGACCGACATTCACCGGGCCGTCGATGAGGTGCTCGAAGGGGTGTCAATGAGCGCCCCCGACCCGGCCGAGGACCCCGACGCTTACGCCGACTGGAAGGCCGAGAAGAAGCAGCGGCAGAAGGAGCGCCGGAAGAGGCAGAAGCAGCGGAAGCAGGAGCGGGAGAACATCCAGAAAATGCGCCGCCAGATGGAGCAGCATTTCGAGAGCTTCGCCGATCGGCGCGACCTCGAGGGCGACGAGAAAGAGCGATTCCGCGAGAAGTTTGTGGAGACGTTCTACGGCGATCCGGAGGAAGGGCGCATCCGGCCCGACGTCTTCGACCACGCCTATCGCGCCTTCAAGCACGACGAAATCGTCGAGCAGGAGCGCGAAGAGGCGCGAAAGGAGGGCTATAACCAAGCCATTCGCGAGATGCAGGGCGACCAGAAGAAGGAGGGGGACTCCCTTCCGAACCTCATCTCGGCCGGCAGCGGCGCCGACGACGCCAGCTCGGACCGCACGCCGCAAGGCGAGGGCGCCGAGGTGATGAAGTTCTTCGGCATCGGCGACACGCAGGACGACCTACACGACAAGTTTTAGGCCGAGAGGCCCGGGCCCTTCGGGCCCACCCCGAGAAGGGGATGGTGTGCGGTGGCAGGCTCGCACGCGAGGCTCCTCCTCGCAGCGATTGCCGGCAGACGCCGGCTCGCACACCATCGTATCACAGCAGGCTCCTAACTCAATGTCTACCCTGAAAACCCTCGCGCGATGGGCGTGCTTTGCCGTCCTGCTGCTTGCAGGCACGCCGAGCACAGCCCTCGCCTCACAATCGTTTCCCACCCCTGAATCGGGCCTCCTCGGTGCGATCCTGACCGCGCTTGTGCTCGTGGGCCTCTTCGGCCTCGGCGCCGTCACGAAGCGCGGCGCGACGACCGACACCGACACGCCGGCCGACATTGTATTCAAGGACGTATCCAACGTCCTGACGTACCGCCGGCCGCAGGACTCGCCGCTCTACGTGGCGCTGCGCAACCTCCGCAAGGGCCCGCGTGCCCGTGGCACCAAGATTCACTGGCACGAGCAGGACATTATCCCGCGCAACACGACGACGACCGGCTCGACGTCGGCCGGGACCTCGGGCAACTCGAAGCAGATTCCCGTGGCCGACGACATCTATCAGGAGGACGACGTTCTCCAGCTGCCGGACAACACGAACGATCC